AAGTAATTGATTCTTATTTTAAAAAAGATGATGCACCAACATCAGCACATGAAGCAACGGAGACAGCAGCTCCAGGTTTGGCAGGTAATGTAATTGATAGCAATGCTACCATTAACCTTTATCCTGATCAAAATAGTAATAAAAAAGTCACGTTTGAAGACGGACTTAAAAAGAGTGATGATATTTCGCTCAACGAAGGAGGTAGCAAAATGGCAGAAGATACAGAAGCAACAATTGAAAAGTCAATTGATGTTGAGGCTCCAGCCGAAGAGGTTACAAGCGTTGAATCTTCATCAGAAACTACAGTTGAAAAAGCTGCAGAAATTTCTGAAGTTGAAGATACTCTTGATTTTACAAAGATGGTCACTGACCTAAAGACCTTCTTTGGAGAGTCTCTAGAAAAGAACTATGCTCTACAATCAGCAACCATTGCAGATCTTCAGAAGGTAATTGATGTAACTACCGCTGAACTTGCAAAGGTAAACAATTCATTTGAGGAAATGAAGAAATCGCATGCAGATTTGTCAGAAAAGCATGAGGCACTACAAAAGTCGGTAACAGATATGTTTGGTAAGATTGAATATGTTGATCATCAGTTAACCAATTTTGAATCTGCAACTGCAGTTAAGAAGTCCGTTGGAGTTTCCGCTCCAATCGGAGAAACAAAAACAAAAAGTATATGGCAAGGACACTTCCTCGGTGTTAATACCCTAACTAATTAATCTAAAAAAAATAAGGTGGTGAAATAAATAAATGAGTAATGAACTTCTACAAAAAGTAATTGATACTACGGACCTCGGTTCTTCAGCAGTCAATGCATCTTCAGATTCCTCTACCCTTTCAGGTAATGGTCTTCTATATCCAGATCAAGCTAATCGCTTCTTGGATTATATGTGGGATGCAACAATTCTTGCTAAGGCAGCTCGTACAATCCGTATGCGTTCAAATACAACCGAAATTGATCGTGTTGCAGTTGGACAACGTATCATGACTGTTGCACAGGAAGATAACCCACGTAATTTCGTGGCTAGTGGAGATAGCTATACAAATGCTAATGAAACAACTTTCTCTGCACAAAATGCAACATTTAACAAGGTTTCGCTTACTACTCGTAAGCTACGTCTTGACTGGGAACTTTCAGCAGAATCTCTTGAAGACAATATTGAAGGTCCAGATCTAGAAGACCACATTGCAAGACTTATGGCTACCCAGGCAGGTAACGATATTGAGGATACCCTTATTAACGGTACAGGCACAGGGTCTGGTCTTATGTCAGCATTCGCAGGTTTCCGCACATTGGCTCTTAACAACGCTCACGTTGTTGACGCACAGGGTGTCGGACTTGACAAGGCGGTTTTCAACTTGGCAATTAAGACATTGCCTCGTAAGTACAAGCAACGCCGTAATCAACTTCGCTTCTTCACAGGATCGAATTTGGTTCAGGACTATCTATACAATCTAACAGCTGAGACCTCTTCAGGTTTCACACCATTTGATATCGCTTCAGGTATCCTACGTGGTGATGTTGCTGCTAACGATGGTGGTCCAGGTACAGTAACTCCATTTGCTTTTGGTATTCCAGTTATCAACGTTCCGTTGATGGTTGAAACCCAAACAGGAGATTACAGCGGTGCATCAGGCCTTCATGGTGATGTACACTTGACGTTCCCACAGAACTTCATCATTGGTATCAAGCGTGACGTAACTGTTTATCGTCTATTCCAGCCAAAGAAAGACACAATTGAGTACACACTCTTCATTCGTGTCGGTTGCGTAATGGAAAACTACGATGCACACGTTATCGTTAAGAATATCAAGGTTGCAGGATCTGTTGCTTCAGGTGCTTTTGGATCTGTTACAAACAATCCAGGAATCACAGGAAACGGTAATACATACTAATATTTATTAGTTGCAAGGCGGGGGATTACTTATGTAGTCCCCTTAGCCATTTTCTGATATAATTAACAATGACGAGAGGAAGTCAAATGTCTTTTACAGAATTAAAAATTACAGAACTAAGAAAAGTTGCAGATACATTTGGAGTGGATGTCCAAGGATCTAAAACTAAACAGGAAATCATTGCTAATCTTGAAGAAGAAGGCATCAGTTATCAAATGTATGCAAAGTTTACAGATGCTGAAAAACAAGAAGTAAAGGTTCCCGAACTTGAAAGAAAGAAGAGAGAGCAAAAAATAATGAAGGCTACAGATACAGTTCTGGTTAGAATGGAAAGAAATAATCATTCTTATCAAACACAAGGTTATGAGTTCACAGCAGAACATCCTTTTGTTGCTATGCCAGAATCAGACGCTCAAAGAATTTTTGATACACAAGCAGGATTCCGCCTTGCGACTCCCCGAGAGGCTCAAGAGTACTACGCATAAATAGGAGGTGTTTTGATTGCAAACAATCAACACTAACAGTCAAGAAAAAATAAAGCTAGAGGTTTATAACAATGGAGTTCTGTCTCAAGCAGATTCTCTTCCAACACTATCAATCTATGATGCAGATAATGATGCAACGGCAATAAGTGGGTTTTCTAATCTAAATGCTTATGATGAAAATCCAGCGGGAATTTATTCTTTTCTGTTAACTCCTGCTATTACAAATTTAAACCGTATGTTAGAGGTAAGATGGTCTTATACCATAAATGGCATAGCCGTGACTCAAACAGATTTTTATGCAGTTGAAACACCATACTGCACTGTTTCAGAAGTTGTTGATTTCTTTCAATTTGGCTCAGAGCCATCTTATCCTAATTATGTTGATGCCAAGTCCATAGTCAGTGCAGAAAAGGTCGCTAGAACCATTATAGAAGGCTATACAGGCATAAAATTTTATACTTATTATGGAAGTCAAGAAGTCTATGCAATTGGTGCAAATACAATTCAGTTGACAGAAAAAATGTTGAGCATTGATCAGATGTATGAGAATCAAATTTTAGTATTTGATGGAACTCAAGATCCAGTCTATGATACTTTTGGCTATGAGACTGAAATCAGCCCAACAGGATATCAGTTAAGAATATGGTATCCAGCATGGCCAGATGGCTGGAATAATGAAATGGATCCAGAAATTTATGAATATGGTCGCTTTAGAGATGGGTATCTTTATAAATTTGTTGGGCAAATTGGATATAAATATGTGCCAGAAGATATAAAGTTAGCATCAATGCTTTTGGTTAATGATATCCTTTCAAACGATTACAATTGGAGAAATAAATATTTGTCACAGGTCGAACTTAGTGAAATTTCGTTTAAGATGGCTGGTGGAGCATTTAATGGTACTGGAAATATTACAGTAGATAATATTCTTGATCAATACCGTAAAGCAAATATTGTGATAATCTAATGTTTAATAAAAATGTTGCAAATTCATTTATTGGTTCAGTTATGAATATGTCTGCTGATGTATATACTCAGCAAAATGTTCAAGATCCAAATACTGGTGCTATTAAACGTCAATGGGTTTATGATCATACAATTCAATGTAAAATAGAACCAGTAAAAATGAAAGGTGCTTCAACAAAAACAGATAATAAAACTTTTGCAAAAACATCTGATATGAATTATGATGAAAAGATGCAGCTTAAAATGTATTGTTTTGAATTGATGAGTAAGCGTTGGCGTATTGAAAATATAAGGTCAAGTGATAATAAATCAATATTTGTTGAAATAGACAAAATTGATTCACCAGATACAAAGTTTGAAGTGACTGCCTCTCACGTAATTTTAGATCCATTTGGAAAAGTTGCTTATTATGAAGCAGTTCTTCTAAGAACTGAGCTACAAGATGACAATCAAGCTTGAAATTGATACAAATCAATTAGTAAAAAGTTTAGATGATTTTACCTCGAGTATAGAAGAACTTACTCAACCAGAAGTTTTGGATCAAATATCTCGTGCAGTATTTTCTATTACTGGAGAAAGATTTATGATTGATGTTGATAATTATGCAAGAATGAATAAAAAAGCTATGCATCACGTTTATGAGTGGGGAAAAGTTGGAGACAAAACGGCTAGACTTTTTGTATTAGAAAGATCTGCAATACTTGAAGGAACCTTAATAATATCAGCAAATTTTCTTCAATCAAGAATGCCAGTACCAATTAATCCAGAATTATTAATACCAGGAAAAACTGGTAAATTTGTTTCAAAACAAAGTATTTTTGCAAATAAAGCAGAGGTGATGGAAGCAGGAACGCCAGTTTCTTTTATGGCTAAAAAAGTTATTGCCATGACAGGAACAGATGGAGTTGTTTTTGTAGCTCCAGGCACTAAAATAAATATTTTGCATCCAGGCGGTTTACAAACAAAAAATTCTTTTTCTAAATATTTACTTGAATGGTATACAAAAAATGGAAATGTAATTTTGGATTCATCTGGGTTATATGAGAGAATAGCTAATGATGTGGCATTAGTCTTAAGCTCAAATAATTCTGGTGTTGCACAAATTAGGCAGGCAGTTACAGCAATTGCCGATCAAATAGATACGGGGGTTATTATAAAGTGACAGTTGATTATACAAGAATTGCAGCTTTTGACATCAGGGATTTTATGTGGAGCCAACTTCAAGAAGCTGGACTTTTTGATCCAAATGATTATAATGCTGATGGTTTTGATACCTTACTCGTACCTATTATTCCTTCACAACAAGTTCCAGAATTTAATAATCTTTTGCCAGGAAAAACTTATATAACTTATGACATAATTCAAAAGAACTATGGAGTTCAATGGTGGATATCAGATGAAAATATGGTTTTGCAAATTATATCAAGGGATAACGGACAAATTATTGCTATTTCTAATTTTTTAACAGACCTTTTTAGAAGATATGAATTTTCAGCAGGAGATATAAATTTTGCTGCCGAGTTGTCTGGTAGCCCATTTAAATTTTTATATTGTAGGCTTGAATCTGCAAATCCAGTACAGCCATTTATAGATGAGGGTGGCTTTATGAGTGGTGATTTTTCAATTAATTATACATATACCAGATCAGTTGATGAAGGAACTGTAGCCAATTCAGGCAGATATATTTAAAGTTTGAATTATATCAAAGAAGTGCTATGATTTTCTATGAGGAAGTAAGTTGTCATCTCTTTTTATTCTAAATAAAATAAGGTGGTGAAATAAATAAATGGCTCTAAATACTAAAAATGTAATCGTCGGTGCAGCATCATTGTTCGTTAGCGTTGGTAACAACTCTAACACTTTTGGTCGTCCAGCAACAGACGCAACAACACTCGGTAATCTTTTTCCAACAGGCACACCAGCTCGTCAAGGTCTTCTTTCTTCAGCAGGTGCTTCAAACGGTGGATATCGTGAAGTAGGTTTTACAAATACAGGACTCGAAGTTTCATACGAACCAACATATGGTGAAGTAATGGTTGATCAGCTTTTGGACGCAGCTCGTATTTTCAAGCAAACTCTTAAGGTTATGCTTAAGACAGAACTTACAGAAGCAACTCTTGAGAATTTAACATTCTCATGGGGTCAAATGGATTCTTACTATGTTGCAGACTCTGCAAGCACAGTAACATCAAAGCCTTCTTTGATCAATAATGACAGCTCTCTAGGAAATTCAGATAGCCCAGCAGCAACATTAAACATGGCTGCAGGTGCTCTTGGAGATAATCCAGTAGAGCGTGTACTTATTGCAGTTGGACAAGCTCCACAGCAAATTGGTACATCTGCTCAGTTTGCAGATTTTTCTGGTCCTTCAGGATCAACAGTGATTGCAGCTGGAACAAATACTACTGCTCAACGTAGCAAGGAACGTGTATACGTTGCTCGCCGTGTTGTTTCTATTGATACAACAATGCATGCTCTTAAGCGTGATGCAGCAACAGTATTTCCAGTGAACTTCCGTTGTCTACCAGATTCTTCTTATGCTTATGCAGGTTCAGAATATGGTGTAGTTATTGACCGTGTATACGGCACAAACTAATCTGTAAAATACAACTTAATATAGAATTTCAAGCCCCGTCAGAAATGGCGGGGTCTTGAATTTGTTTTGACTAATAATATTGGTATAATTTAACTAACTAAACAAAGGAGCTATAAATTGGCAACAGCAGTATATGATATTGTAGATATTGAGTTGAGTGATGGAACAACTATCACATTAAAACCTTTGCCTATAAAACAACATCGCAAGTTTATGGATATAATTAATAGTATGCAAGAGGCTGAAGATCAGTCAGAACAAGCTGCAATGGATGTTTTTATTCAAGCAGCTATGGAATGTTTAAAAGTATCACGACCAGATCTTGGAACAAATAGAGATAAATTTGAGGATGTAATTGAAATTCCTACAATGATGAAAATTCTTGAAGTTTCAGGTGGTTTAAAGTTGACAGACCCAAACCTAATGGGAGCGGCTCTAGTTGGGACGAACTAGATCTAAGCTCCCTAGAGTCCGAAGTATTTCTTCTAGGTCACTGGAAGAATTTTGATGAACTAGAGTCTAGTCTTTCTATTAATGAATTACTAGCAGTACTAGAAGCATTAAGAGAAAAGGAAAAAAGAGATAGAACTTTCTTTGCAGCATTGAATGGAATTGATCTTGAAGAACAGAGTAAAGAACCAGAAGATGTTTCCGCTCTTATGAATTCAAGAACTGCTAGTAACGAAGGTTTTGGAGTAGGTGAAGGGCTTGGCTTTATGTCACAAGAATAATGGGGGTGAGTACTAATGGCAAAAATAGAACTTAATATAGTTGCTCTTGGCGACTTTTCTTCAATTAATTCGCAGATAAAAGCATTACAATCACAAGTAGCTTTATTAAATCAGAGCATGGGAAATGTTTCCTTAAGCTCTAATATTTCAAATCAATTAAAAAGCGTTACAAGTGAGTTTAGTCAATCTTTGGCTGCTGCAGGGCAATTTAAATTAACAACTGTTCAAGCGTCTACAGAGCTTGAAAATTTTGGCACAAACCTTCAAAAAGGATCTTTAGGTTTAAAAAATTATTTTCAAATTGTAACAAATCAAACTGGATCTGCTACAAACTCTGTAAAACAACTTGCTGTAGAACAAACAAAATTACAAAACTCTGTAATAATGGCAGACCCAACAAAACAGGGTTTTTATTCTGTATTTACCCCAACAAGTATTGATGAGGTAGCAAATGCAACCAAGATTGCTGCTAATGAAGCAAATATTTATGCAATTGCAGTTAACAAAGGTTCACAAGCATTAATTAACTGGGGCAAAAATACACAATGGGCGGGACGACAGCTAACAGTTGGTATGTCTATACCTTTACTGTTATTTGGATCACAAGCAGTTTCTGCATTTGATAGTGTAAACGCTGCCCTTACACAATTGCAAAAGGTATATGGTGAAGGATTAAATCCACCAAGTCAAAATTCTATTAATCAAATTTCACAACAAGTCCTAGACTTAGGTAAAAGTATGGCTTCAACACTAGGAATATCTCAAGAATTTACTGTGCAGGTTGCAACACAGTTTGCTGCTATGGGTAAGCAAGGAAATGATCTTATAAATCTTACACAGCAAACTGACAGGCTAGCAAAACTTGGAAATCTTGATCAGCAAACTGCTACAAATGCAATGATTGCTCTTCAAAATGTTTACAAGTTAAATACTGAACAAACTGCGGATGCCGTTAACTATTTTGGTTCAATTCAAAAGCAAACATCTCTTTCAATGACAGATCTTGTTTCTGCAGAAAGTAAAGTTGGACCAGTTATTGACCAGCTTGGTGGAAGCTATAAAGATACATCAATCATGCTTCTTGCAATGAAAGAAGCTGGTGTTCCAGCAGCACAAGCAGCTAACGCATTAAAGTCTGCTTTTGCATCTATTATTTCTCCAACAAAAGCAGCAACAACAGAATTTGCTGCCTTTGGTATAAATCTTGCCAACATTAAAAATGCAGGCGGTCCAGTTCAAATGATTGAAGCTTTGCAAGCAGGACTTTTGAAGCTGCAACCCTTAGCAAGAGAACAACTTATTGAAAAACTTTTTGGTAAATATCAATTCTCAAGAATGTCAGCACTTATTGATAATTTTAATCAAGGTACAAGCCAAACTGTAAATGCTATTAAAGTTGCAAATGCTTCAAGTCAGCAATTGCAAACTCTTGCAAATCAAGAATTAACTCAAGCAACATCTTCTCCATCTGCACAATGGCAAAAAGCTGTGGCTACTATCAAAGCAGATTTATATCCAGTAGGACAAAAAATTATTGAATTGGGAACTAAGTTACTCAATTTTGGTAATAGTATTGCAAAACTTTTCAGCGGATTACCAGGACCACTTAAAAGCGTTATGGGTGCACTTGCAGTAGGTGTAGCTTTATCAGGACCAATTATCATGTTAACTGGTTTGATGGGCAACTTTATTGGTTATTTAGTAAGAGGTGTTTTTAATATAAAGCAGCTTGCAACTGGTGGAAAAACTTTAGGACAGCTCTTAACTCCAGAGTTATTAGCAGCACAAAATGCAAATAGTCTTTTTAACGAAGGTTTAGTATCTAGCGTTGATGAAGTAGATTTATTAACTGCAGCAATTAAACAATTAACTGACAGCCTGAGTGGTTTAGTAGACACAATGAATGTTGGTGCAGGAGTTAGTGATTTAACATCAGCAGTAGGTGCAGTTGCAACAGCAGAAACAAGAATTTATGAACAAATGTCAATTCCAGGATTTGCATCTGGAGGTGTTGTTCCTGGTTCTGGTAATGGTGATACAGTACCAATTATGGCTACACCAGGAGAAGTTGTTTTATCAAAACCAACTGTTGCGAGATATGGTGCATTTATTAATGGAATGCTTAACAATAATTTGCCAGGTTATGCAGAAGGTGGCCTTGTTTCAGGACATGCCTCAATGCCATTTGCACCAAGCACAATTCAATATCAAAATATGATGACTAAATACCCAAGTCTAGTTGATCTACAAAAAGAGTTACCAGGTTCTGTAAAAGTATTATCTAATTTAGTTGCAGATATTCCTCAAAAATTAAATACTGATTTAAGAAGTGGTGTTGCTACTCCAGAAGCTTTTGCATCTGGTTGGGAAAAAGGCGGAGGATCTAAGTTTGCTAAGGCTGCTGCATTAGGCGGTTTATCTTCAGGAGATGCCTCAAATCCAGAAATATCAAAAGCTCTTGCAGATTTTGAAACAGAATTAAAGAAAAGAGTTCTTTCTTTAAATAAAGCAACACTTTCAGATCAGGATTTAGCTGATGAAACAAGAAGGTTAATTGATGAACAAAAAAATGCAACAGGAGCTACAGGAAAAGTAGCAAGGGCATTAGATAATGCATCTCAACAAGTTGGTCAAGTAAGAGTAAATGCTGGAGCAGACTATGTTCGTTCAGGATTAGAATCGGGTCAACTTACTAAAAGAGGAACTCTTGCATATCTTAATGAAGTTCCAGTTGGTCAAGTAAGAAATAAAGATAATAAAGTTACTGATTATGCTTTAAATCAAGGGTCTAACTATCAAAAATTAAGTGTTTCAGCTAAATCAGTAGTTGATAAAATTAAATCAACAATGAAACAAGCAGCTGGTATTGCAAGTCCAGCACAAGAATTTAATGAACAAGTTGGAAAGCCAATTGCACAAGGTGTACAAGAAGGTATTCAAGAAACTCTTCCAGGGATGGAAGCAATAATTGGTGATTCATTAAATGCTTCTGCTAAAGAATTAGCAGCAAGTACTCAAGCAGATTGGAACCTGCTTGGAAAAGATATGTCTTCTGCTGTTGCTAAAGGAATAACTCAAGGAACTCCAGAAGTTGTTGCTGCTACTGAAACACAAGCAGATGAAGTTTTGGCTGCACAAAGTGGTTCTAGCGGAATGATTGGTAAAGTTAAAGGCATGTTCACCAAAGAGGGCGGTGGCATGAACATGGGTGCAAAGATGATGGGATCTATGGCACTTATGACTGCAGGACCTATGCTTGCCAATATGTTACCTAAGGGAAGTAATATTCAAGGTATGACCTCAGAAGCATCTTCAATGGCTGGAATGGGCATGATGTTTGGACCAGAAGGTGCTGCAGCTGGAGCTGCTTTAGGTGTTGTTATATCTGGTTTTGGCGATTTGATGAAAGCAGAAAAAGAACATCAAGTTACAGTTAAAGCAACATTCTCTGAATCAGATGCTGCAATTAAAATGTTTGGTGGCACTGTAACATCAACAACAATTCCAATTATTCATTTTTCACAACAACTTGAATCTGCGGGAATTACCAGCAAAACAGCATTAACTCAAATTCAACAAATGTCTAACTCAATTGCACAATTAAGCTCTTCTGATCCAATGAAGAAAACAGCGGATGCAATCAAGAGTTATGGAAATAATATTGGCGGTGTAGTAGGAACACTTAAGCAATTTGCAGCAGCACAAGTAGCATCAGGAATGGATCCAAAAGGTGTTAAAAATATGGTTGCAGCAATGCTTCAATATAGTGGACAAACACAATACCTTCAAGCTGCATTAAAAGAAATTGTTCCTGCAACAAAAGATGTAGCAACAGCTCAATCAACACTTATTGATAAGTTGGTTTCGGCAGAAGGAGCATCAAATGCTGAATATCAAGCAAATATGCTTTTAGGCGGTTCATATAAAGATTTGGATTCAGGAAGTAAAAATCTTGCAGATGGATTATCAACAGTTGCAATGGGAATGTTTAGCACTACTGCAAATTCAACAGTACTTACTGCTACTGTAAAAAATTTAAATAATACTCAGGTTGATGCATATACAAGTGGAACATTGCTTGCTGCAAAACTTAAAGATATGGGACAAACAGATCTTGCAAGTAGACTTTTGCAAATAAATTCATATGTTAAAAACACAGGAGTATCTTTTCTATTAGCAACTGCACAAGCAGATGGATTTGCAGCAAGTCTTGATGAAATTAAATATGCAGCAAGTAATCCACAAGGACTTGCAGAATTAACAGATCAAGCAACAAAATTTGTAGCAGCATTTAATGCAGCTGCATTAAAACAAGCAGTTGATGCAGCTGCAGCTGCAGCAAAAGAAATGCAAAAAACACTTGGTTTAGCTGCATCAGGTACAGATGCTGTTTCAACATTAACAGCAGCATATAAGAGTATTATTGATCCTGCTACAAAATATACTAATGAATTAGATAAGCAGCAGACATTACTAAACGCACAAAATACTGCTGCTAAAGATGCTTTAGATTATGCAACAAAACAAGCAGATTTGCAAAATCAAATTACACAAAAGATGGCAACTGGAGATTATCTTGGTGCAAACCTAATAAAGCAGAATATGCTTTCTAATACCAATGATTATCAAATGCAAACTGCACAAAATGCAAATCAGCAAATTATAGACACTGGAAAGCAAGCTATTTCAGATGCACAAGCTGCTATTGCTTCAGGTATTGCTCCAGATAAAAATACAATTGCTTTATTGAAACAGTATACTCAAGCAAATGGACCTAAACTTAATCAGTATAGTTATGGTACAATTAATGTGCCAGGTTCTGCAAGTTATGGAACAAATGCACAAATGGGTGTAAATAATTCTGCAGTGCCTCCTATACAAGTAGTAGTAAATGGTTCTAATTTAACACAAGAGCAATTGCAAGCAGCAGCAACAACTGCAGCTTTAAATGCTTATAAGACAATTCAACAAAGATCTGGAATGTCTAGTTCAACAACTAAGGTGGGTAACGGATAATGTCATACGCTATTAATGCTGGACTTTCAGTATCTTTAGATAATAATACATGGTATCACTTAACAGATGATAACCGTTCACCAATAAAAATTGCCTATGAAATAATTGATAAAACAAACAGAATGGCAGATGGAACATTACGTCGTTATGTTATTGCTAATAAGCATAAAATAACAACTGATTGGAAAGAAACTTGGAGTAGAACTTTGGCAAATGAAAGCTTTGCTGGTACTTCTGATGGAGCAAAAGGTGGTTCTTGGCTAAAATCTTTTTATGAAATTAATGTTTTTAATCCAGTATATGTAAAGCTTTCGATAGCTGGAAACTATGAATCAATTGGTGGAGTAATAACACCAGTTGCTGATGATACATATTATTCTTCTTCATATGATGTTTCAACGGGAAGTTCAAATTTTGTATATGCAACCTATATAACATCTTTTGATTATACTGTAAATAAAAGAAATATAAATTTTGATTTAGTTGATATTACAATAGAATTTACGGAGATATAATGTTAGGTACAGCACCAATAAGACAATATTTCTCATCAGGAACAAATCACTTTTTAAATATTGCACTTTCTACGGAATGGAATTATAATTTATTTTATCCAGCCTATGCAACTTTTTCAGGGGACGGTACAGATTATTCTTCAGGTATTGGGACTTGGTCAAATGGTACAGTTGCATCTGGCTTAGGTAAATATGGCGATGATTGCCTAGAGATATATTCTGAAGGTCAAACTGGAACAACATCTACTACTGTATCAGTCCCTTCAGGAACTAATACTTACAAAGTAGTTTTTTATGCCAAAGTTTTAGAAAATCAAACAGTAACTCTTTCGTGCTTAAATTATTTAGATATTCATAGATCAAGCTCAACAACACAACAAATTGATAGTACACAATGGGTAAGGTTTGTTACATATATTAGCTCAAGACCACTTGATACCCCTTATAATAATTTTACAATTACGCTTGATTATACGTCTAAAGATGATATTACTCCATACCACATACTTATTGATATGATACAAATTTATGAAACTACTGAATTTGATTATCAGTATAATAATTTGTGGCCTACTGATAGTCCTTTTACATTTTTTAGGCCAGGAGAAAGTTATGTAAATTCTGGAAATTATTTAACTCCACTTCCAAGTAATTTTAGAAAAATAAATACTAAAATAAATTCTCCATTAACATGGAGTAATCAAATGCCATGTAGTCCAATGGTTTATAATCCACAATTATTAAATCTAGCTGCATCAAATCCACTATATAAAAATGGACTTTTGTCAGATTACACAAAATATAAATATTTTGTTTCAGATTTAAATACAAAACAAATAGGTGGATTTTATGAACAAGAAGTCGGTGCTAATAAAATAGTTTTAAAGTTTAATGTTGCATACGCTAAACCTTCTATAAACTTAAATTTATATGATACTAAAACGGGCTACTCTTCAGGAAATATAAATATTTCATATACAGAAATACCAGATTCTGGTGTTGTAATAATATATAGACAATCAAACGGCTCCTGGAGCCTAAGTCCTTGGACAACTATGCCAACATTTAATTTACAAGGTCAAATTACAAATTATCAATATATTAATAAGATCGTTGTAACTCAAACTGAATCTTATCTTAATCCAAATTATAATAGTTCTTCAGAAGTTGCTAAAGCAGATATGCAAAGATTGCATGTTATTGAAATTTCTCCAAGACTTGAAATTGATATAACTAATTTTTTGATGGACATTGATGTTATAACTGAACTTGATAATAAACAAAGTCCTCTTCCAATATCTGCGATATCTGCTAATACCGCCACAATTCATCTTGCAAACATTCCTTTGCTTGTAAGTAATCAGGTATTAAGTCTTTTTTCTAACAACTCAGACATTTCTCCACTTAAAGGATTATTTAAAAAGTATGTTAAATTTTATATTAATTATATAGTAAAAGATTCAGTAGCTGGAACTTCAACTGAAGATAGGGTAATTAATGGTGGAGTTTACTATGCAGACAGCTGGGATAGCCAAGATATTGATAAGACTCAAGTAACATGCTATGACGCAGCAAAACAATTACAATTAAGATCTCCAACTGATTATGTTGCAGAATATCAAAATGTATTTAATATGATATCAAATATATTAGATTCTTCTGGTTTTACAGATTATGATTATGATAGTCTTAAAAAAGTAACTATGGAAACTGTTACTTTATCAGATGGAACCGTAGAGCAAAATAGTCATCCAGTAGTATGTCAATATTTTTATGCTGATGGAAGTCAACAAAAAATATTTGATGTACTCAGAGAAATTTTAGAAGTATATCAAATAGGTGCTTATTTTGACTCTTATGGTGTTATGAAATTTTTAAATCTTAATTCTATTCTTAATAATACTACTGAAAATTTAATTGTTCATGATTCTACAACACCATTAACAATGGTTGATCCAGATACAAATCAAACATTAATTGTTTCTCCAAACATTGTAACTGATACTTACAATGAAACTATTAAAACAAAAATTGGTCAAGCAACATTTAAATACAAAACTCCACAAATAAGTAAAACTTTATCTCCAAGCTCAAATGGAGCAGGCACTCCATTGACAACAGCTATAATTGATAAAAATGATGCATTATGGGCATTAACAGATGATGACATGACAACATTTAATTATCTTGATCAATCAATAACAAGCGTTTCTCAAGATTACTTCTATTTAAATCAAAATGATTTATTAAGTACGTTTAATTCTTTTGATATTAATCACAATGGATATGCAATCATTGAAGGAGAAATCGTAAGTTTCAGTGATAAAGAGTATTTGTTTAGTGTCACACCTGGCGATTCTGTTCCAGTCACATATCAATATTCTGGAAACTACACTGCAATTATTTCAAATGCTACGGATATGACTGAATCTATTTCAGAATTTGCTAATAAATCTGGTTATGGTGGACAAGTTACATATACTCCAACAGGTAAAATAGCAAATGTTCAAAGAGGAATGTTTAATACGCCAGTCAGAAAACATTTAATTGTAAATGATTCATCTTCTTTAAATTCTAGACTTCAACTAGTAAAAGGAACATCCCCAACGGTTTATTTAAATCAAATAATGATGCCAGTAACTACAGACGGTCAAAAAACTATTATGAAGCCAATAGATGATACAAATAGTTCAAATATTGGTTATACAACATTTTCTACAAAAATGGTTATTGGGCCAAATTCAAATAATGCATTTATTGATGGTGCAGGCGGTGGCTTGGTTATTAATATTGGCGGGAATCCGATTTATGTAGAAATAAGACAAGATCTATCGTCAAGCACTACTACTAATAAAAAGGGTATTAAGGTTCCAGGATATAGACTATATTGTTATCAAGGAAATACTTCTTTGTTTGGACCAGATACTCCTTATTATGATATATCTGGAACACTTCTTAATGATACAAATTCATATCCACCAGGGTCACCATTTGAAGAATTTGGAAGAGTTGTAAATCTTAAATTTGTTCAAACATCAACATCTTCGTTTGAATTGTTTTTAAATAAAAACAGAATATCTGTGTCTAATGCAGATGGTTTAAATTTAGATGTATCTGGAGATTATGGAATTTTTTCTCACGGTACAACTGGAGCGACAGGAGGAGTTGCTTCTGGAAGCATAGCTTTTATAGAACTGTATGCAACACAAACTCCACTTAATATTTCTGATATAAATTATCATTATGAATTGCCAAGTTTTGCTAATTCCATAGTGGCTGGACATAAAACCTTTGAAATTAATTATATGCTTCAAACAAGACCTCAAGTAGTAGGAATTCAATACTATGATGTCCAGTATAGTTTAGCACCTTCAATAAATGCATATCCATTAAAAGTTCAATATAGTTGGTGGTACTTTTCAGACCCAGTAAATAATACAACAAAGCTTAATTTTGTTACAGTTAATGAAGATGCATTAAATTATTCTTTGGTATATAATTCGGGTTTCAGGGGAAGAATTGCTATTGTAAATAGTTCACCTTCGGCAGTATGGCTTAAAAAAACTCCTGATACAGTAAATCCTATTGATATTATATTTTCAATAAATTCAGATAATATAATAACGTTAGGTGATCAGCAATCAATTACAAAGGTTTTTGATCAATCTGGACTATCAGATAGTATTGAAATTCAAAGCAACTGGGTTCAATCAAGAAGTGCTGCAGATGCAATCCTTAGTACAATATTTAAAGCTATTGACGGTTTTAGTAGAGATACTCAGATTTCTATATATGGAAATCCGCTTATAGAGATAGGTGATGTAGTTCATATTAAATATAGCCTTAAAAATATTGGAATAAGTGAATCTGTTTCAAACAAATATTTTGTAGAAGCAGTAGAACAAAAATTTGATACTGGACTTGAAACTATCATAACTTTAAACCAAATTGTGTGATGAAAGTGCAAAATGCTATAATAAGGGTGGTGAAAAATGACAAATGTAACGTATAGTACTAAGCCTACTACAAATATTGCAACTTCTACTCAGAAGCGTAGAACCCTATATTTGTCAGAGTCTGACCCAAGAGTAACAAGTTCAGATACCGTTAGTAAATATCAAAATGATTATTATGCTGAAATAGTTATACTTTCTGATGCACAGTATGCTAATCTTATAGCAAAGCAGGTGGGCGTAACAGTAAATGCTGATGGAACTACTAATGTAATATTAGATGATACTTTACCTTCAGAATCTGTAATTGATGCAAGTGCCACTGTTTCAACACTTCACCCACCAACTAATCTGTATTGGGATTATTCAGGAGATCCTGGGGCAACAAATTTTAATGAAAATAATGGTTCTGTTACAGTTGATATAGTAATAACTTTTGATCCGTCTGTTGATGATATTTTAACAGACGGCACAGTAATGTACGATGTACAAGCATTAAGTGTAAATAGTTCTTCAACAAGTGCAGCAGCCACCACACCTGGAACAATAACTTCTTCTGGCTCTACTTCATCTGGAAGCACATCTTCTTCTTCAGTTAAATTTGCAAATGTAACAGGGATTACTAAAATTACTGCAACTTCAAGTTCAATAGAATTAAGATGGAAATATATTTCAAATGCGTTAAGTTATTCAGTTTCAGCAACTGGAAATAATATGGAACTTACATCATCAGGACAAAAATCTAGAGTATATACAAGTTTAAATGGAAATAGCAATGGTTATCATTATTGGACACTCACCCCATTATCTGGCAAGTCATTTTCTGGCACATATACATTTTCAGTTAAAGCTAATTATACTAATGGTCAATCAGCGACAGGAGATAATATAAGTGTCACAATTTAAAGGAACATATGTCTTTTCTGAAAATGGAATAGAAATAGGAAGATCTTCAAATCTAATAACATCTAATGGTAGGAAAATAATACTACAATACCTATCTGGATTAAGAACAGATTGGGCACAAAGTATTGCGATAGGTGCATTATCAAACACACCTTCAACATCAGATATAGAATTAAATTTTGAAACTGGAAGATTTCCAGTTACTTTAAAAACTTTTCAATCAGCTACATCAACATCTCCAGATTTGGTTGTTTTAAGAACTACATTGCCAGCAAATATGTATGCTAATATTTATGAGGTCGGAGCATACCCAAATACATATTCTAGCGATATAGTAAATAGAAGCAATAGAATTTTTACAGATTTTTCAGATTTAACAAACTGGGTTACAAGTGGAGGCACTACTTATATAACTGGTTATATGCCAGTAGCAATACAATCCCCAAGAATCGGTGCATTTTCAGTAGAATTAACTCCTAATACTACATATTATAATAATAATTTTAATTTAGATATATCTGGATATACTGCCATAGATAATTTGGAACTTCTTGTATATAATACGGTTGCGGGTAATCTTAATGTAAAGTTTACAGATGTAAATGGCTATTCGGCAAGTTTTTCTTATAACCTACAAACAAATACAGGATATCAATCAATATCTACTGGATTTCCAACAGCAATTCAAGATCAAGATGGGAATACAGTATATTCACCTTCACAATACTTATCAACAATTAATTCTATAAGCATAACAACTGATAGTACTGCTGTAGCAACAATAGATGTAATCAAAGGGTCTGTAACAAATGAGCTTTCCCCAACAGATTATATTATTAGTAAATCAGTATTATCTACACCTATAGCAAAAAATTATGGCACAGCTTTAGACATAGAATATTATATAGAACTTTTATAAGGAGGAAAAATGTCAGTAGGCACAATATCAAATATTAGCATATCAGCATATGCTAATCCTCCATATATAAGTGTTTCTTTTGCAAAACCTGCTAACACAACAAGATTTCTTGTAGTACTTGTTGATGCAGATAGTGGTTATACTGCTTATGAGCAATTCTTTTCATCAAGCGATGCTACGGGTAATACTGTAACTTGTAAAGTAACTGGATTAACTGCTGGTGCAAATTATGTGGTTTATGTAACTCCATATAATGGTTCCGAATCTGGAGTTGAAAAACAATATTTAAATTCTTCAACTACAAATATAGTAAGAATGCCTACTGCATCTATTACTGCATCAACCACAACAACTTTAACAGCAGCAGATGCAATAGCAGCAGGATTAACTAATTTTTCAATAGCAACAACTTCAACAAATTCTGGAACTGTTACCACATCTTCACCAACTGGGACCACTACAAATGGAGGATCTTCTGCTGCCTCACCTGGAGCGGGAAGTAATACCCCAGATCCAAGTACAGTTACAGCTGGAACAACGACTCCACCACCTAGTGATTATAATAGTCCAAATAGAGTACAATATACAGTTTCTGGATTGTCTTTAAATCAAACATATCAAATTAAAGTTAGAGCTATTGTATATCAACAAGACGGAACATTAGTACATTCAGAATACTCTTTACCACTTATAATTAACACTCCAGCATCAAGCCCAGGTGGCGGTAATGTAAGTAGTTCTAATCTAACAACAGACACCTCTTTGTCAGGAGGCTCTTTATCTGCAAGTTCTACAACAGATCCATTGCAATCAAATCCTGGCGAAATTGATCTCGGAACCACAACACCTTCTGGCACAGGTATCATAATAAATCAAACAGGTATAGGCGGATATTATGCTGGAACTAAAAAGTTTTATATAAGCTCTTCAACAGGAGATGCTTATTTTGCTGGAATGTTAGAGGCGGGTAGTATTTATATGCCAACTCAGTCATCACCAGTTTTTTCTGTCACTACCGATGGAGTTTTAACAGCAAAATCAGGAACGGTAGGCGGATGGGTAATAGGAACAAATACTCTTCAAAGCACAAATGGATATGTAACTCTTGATGCAAATCAAGGTTTAATTTCCGTTATAGGCTCAGGTGGAGTTAATAGTGGTGTTTATTTAACAGCAAACAATGGATCACCTAAGCTATATATTGGATCGGGTAATTTTGGTACAGTTGGAACTGGATTCTATGCTGATAGCGAAGGCTACTTTTCATTAGGAAATCAACTAACATTTACTCCAGGATCTGGTATTGCAACACCATATCAAATTTCATCTACAACAAATGGTACAACTTCTGTTACAGTTTCATCTTCAGATGCCATTAATATAAAAAATGGAATGGCAGTAACTGGATCAGGAATAAATCCAGGAACATATGTTGTTTCTGTATCAGGAACTACAGTAACTTTAAGTAGTGCTGCAACAAATAGCACAACTGAAATTTTAACATACTATATGGATAACTTTTCTTCATTGAATGTTACGGGAACTATAAAGGGTGTTATTAATTCAGTACAAGCAATACCTAGCCCAAGCTTAAATACAACAATTACATCAGTATTTGTAACTGGAGGAACAGGAAGTCAAGTAGCCACATTTACAACTTCTGGTCACGGATTTCTAGCAAATGAAAATATTCAAATAACAGGATTGCCAACAACTGGTAATTTAAATACTATTAATAATGGTTATAATAATACATTAATAACTTTAACTATTGCTTCAGTTCCAGACAGTGTTACTTTTACAGTAAACTTAGGATCAGTTGGAAATGTCTCTTCCAGCCCATATGCATACACTGGTTTAAGTGCTACTGCAACATTACAAGAAGTTACTATGGGTCTTCATCCTGCAGAAAATCCAAGTACAAGCTACTATCATACTGCTGGAACGGGATTTAGATTAGATCCTTATAATTGGTGGTTTCTTAACAATCAATTTAGAGTTGGTAATGCATTAAGTTATTTTAAATATGATGGTACTGCTTTTCAAATTAAAGGCGGTTCATCAAATTATATTTCATTAAATGTGGGTGGTTCAAATGCTCAAAATATAATAGGAATAACAAGTAATACCACTACAACAAATGGCGTATCTACCCCATTACCACAATACAATAGATCTACTACTCCAGTATATATGGATGCAAATGGTAAATTTAGTTTGGGAACAAGTTTATATTTTGATGGTTCAAACTTAACGGTAACTGGAAATATTACTGCAAATTCTTTAACTGCAAATGCATATGTAAATTCTCCAACATTATATTATAATAAAACTGGATTTTCAGACACATCTAATTCTGGGTATTATATAGGCGGTAGTGCGACTGAGTATGGAATAAATATTGGTAGTTCGTCAAAATATTTACAATATGACTCAGCAGCTGGAAATTTAAATATTGTAGGCGGTAATATTACTGCATCATCATTTACATCAACCAATTATGCTAGCGGTAGTGGTTGGGCAATTACTTCATCTAATGGTGGTGATATTATCAGTGCTAATGTTTCTGGAAGTAATGTTGGACAACTAGAAATAGTTAATGGTGGTATATTAATGTCTTCAGGAGAAAGTTCATTATTAATGTCAACTGAGGGTGGCATATCATTAGGTAATTCTGATAACAGCATATCTTTTAGTGGCAACTATATTTCATTAAGCTATCCAACAAAAAATGTTTCTGGATTTTTAGGTTCTTTAAGAAATATTTGGATTTCACCTGATGCTCCAGACAGTGGCTCTGGTAGTCAAGGCGATGTTTGGTTATCTTATTAAATGGCTATTCAAATCAATGGTCCAGATGGATGGACATCGGTACAACAAATTCAAATTAATGGCCCAGATGGATGGACACCTGTTCAAAAAGGATATGTTTATGGTCCAAGCGGTTGGACTTTATTTTATTCACCATCATCATCTTTTTCTGCCCCAACAACTATATATGCTTCGGCAGACTCATCAACATCTGTAGAAGTAACATGGTCTTCATCAACTCCAGATTCTGGTTATACCGTAACTTACGATCTTTATAGAAATACTACAGGGATTACACCAGGCAGCTCTCCATCATTGCTTCTAACAGGTGTCTCTGGAACATCAGAACATAATACTGGATTAACAACAGGCACAACATATTATTATTGGGTTAGGGCAGTTGAAACTAATGGTTCAATAACTAGTAAATCTTCTTGGACAGGACCTGCTGCTGCAGAACCTGTTTTGTTGCTTACTGCACTGACCCCATCATTATCTTCAGCTACATCAACTTCAGATGGATTTACATTTACTCTAAGTAATTATGATTCCTCTTATAGTTGGGGAATATCAACAAGTGCAGGCTCAATTTCTCCATCATCAGTTACTGCAAATGGAACATTTACTGTTAGCGGTCTAGCAGCAAGCGAAAGTGCTACTGTAACTGTTACAACATCAAAATCAGGATATTATAATGGCAGTGCTTCAGTAACAGGATCTGCATTAGCTTCAACAATATATTATGAGGCAACTTCTTTTTGGGACTTTCAAGATTCTTATTATATTACTAATCCATATTATGTTGGTACTGTTACATCTTTACCATCAGGAGTTTCTGCAAATACCTTGGTTACTGGAACATATGGATCAAAAAATGTTACTTATTATTATTACAGTACAATTAGTTCATCAAATGCTGTTTCACAACTTACTGCTTTAGGGCCAAGTAGCGGTGGCGGTAGCGGTGGCGGTGGCAGCACAAATAGCGGTGGCAGCACAAATAGCGGTGGCAGCACTTGCTCTTCTGGTGGCAGCACAAATAGCGGTGGCAGCACTTGCTCTTCTGGTGGCAGCACAAATAGCGGTGGCAGCACTTGCTCTTCTGGTGGAACAACAAATACTGGCGGGGGTGGTTGTTTTGTTTATGGAACACAAATTCAAATGGCAGACGGTTCATGGAAAAATATAGAAGATCTTTATATTGGAGAAGAGATAATGGCTGCCATTGTTCCCACAGTTCCAGATATAGAAGACCCGCTAGCTGATTATATTAATACTTGGTCAGCAACAAGTATTGTGGGAACTACAAAAGGAACAGCATACGTTACAGATGTAGTAAATTTGTCTTTTAACAGATATTATTTGATTAATAATCAAGTAAAGGTTACATATGAGCACATTGTTCCAGTGCAACAAAATGGTATCTGGCGTTTTATAAAAGTAGAATCAATAAATGTTGGAGACATGATAATGGATGATAATTTAAATATAGTTCCAGTAATGTCTAAAGAATTAATTATTGATAATGTTAACACAACTGCTATTTCTATGAATGAAAGAGATATTTATTTCGTTAAAGGTATGATGGCTCATAATAACATTGATGGCTCGATCGGCACAAAACAATAAAAAATGGTATAATCTAAATATGGACAAAGAATACTTAGATGGAAAAATTGCTGTTTATAAAAATATAAATATTGATTTAATGTCTTTGCTTTCAGATATTGGAACGGATGGTCCAGAATGGACTATTTCATATATGGATAATAGGGTTTATGATCCAAAAAGAAGAAATAATTTGGTGCTAGAGCTTGCACCTAATATTGATGAAATGAACACTAATCGTGAACTTTATGACAAGAAACAAAGATTACGACAAAAAATAGATGCAATTACCGCCCCATATATACTTGACTATTGTAAAGAAAATGATATAAAATTAAAAACCAAGATGTACTGGGACATTCTTCAGTATCGTGAGTCACAGCATATTGAATGGCATAAAGATGATGGCCCACATCACAAATGTACAATATCTTTTGTCATTTATTTTAATGATGACTATGAAGGTGGAGAAATTCAATTTAAAAACTTTATGGGCGGAGGGCCAATTAAACCCGAACCTAATAGTATGCTTATATTCCCACCAACAGAAGAGTATTTGCATAGAGTAGTACCCATTGTTAGCGGAGTTAAGTTTGCAGCCATATCATTTGGATATTAATCCAAGTTTATGCTATTATTGAAATAACAGAATGGATTTAAAATGGAAAGAGCAGAACTAATTACTGTTGCTTTACAGCAACGCATTGGTGAAATTGTATCAAATTATGAGATGCAACAGGCAATATTAAGAGCAGAAATTACAAAACAGCAAGATAAAATAGTAGAAATGCAGAAAACAATTGATGAATATTCAAAAATTATTCAAGAAAAAGAAGTCAATCAGGTTGTACAACCCGTTGGTACCAAGCGGGTTAATAGCAAAAACTGATAAAAATTATTTTTATATAAAAGGCAACAAAAAATTTAAATTTATTTCTGAACGGGCCATGCTTACTTGGAAGTTACCAGTTATTAAAACTACTGATGATAAATTATCTAAGTATATAACAGCAGGTACTTTGGGATTTCGTGATGGTACTTTGATTCAAGACATATCTGATGGTAAAATATATCTAGTGAGTGATTCAAAGCGTAGACATGTAGTTGACCCTATTGTACTTGAATGGCTTAATGCAGATATTATAAAAGCAGGAGAAAAAGAAATTTTTGTCCACGAAGAGGGGGAAAAACTAAGTGAGTAATCGTATTGTTCAATCAGATAATGCAGTTGTTGATTATACTACAATTACAGCATTAATTAATGCTGTAAATGATTTACAAGTTCAGGTTGATACTTTAAATAGTAATACAAATCATATAAATACAACCGTAGATGCATCTGGAAACGTAGTTCAAAAGTCTGTTGGACCAACCGTAGTTCATTCAGGACATCAACCTTTTGTTGCAGGTCAATCATATGTTGACATAACATATCCAAATTTTAGTTCAAATCCAACTTTAGTTGCAACTTGTTCAGATAATACTGGAGTTGCAAGATATGCATATTTTTCTGGAGCAAATCTTCCAAAGACTTCCTCTGCTAGAATTAATATTACTCCTACCCCCACAAAAGCTTCTGGCTATGTTTGGTGGATTGTAGTAGGTTCTTAATGTACGAACCAATAAAATTTTGGACAAAAAGAGATAGAAGAATTAGCAGAGAAGGTTATATTTTAATTAAGGTTCCAGAACATCCTAAAAATTTTAAAGGTTGGTATTATGAACACCGCCTAATAATTGAGAAACAATTAAATAGAGTAATTGAGGATTGGGAAACAATTCATCATATTAATGAAAACAAACAAGATAATAGATTAATTAATCTTTTTATATGTTCAAGATTAGAACATAATAAAGCTCACGTAGCTTGACAAAACATAATACATAGATATACAATATACTAAACCTAGAAAAAGGATTATATGACTAATGATATAAAGTGGATGATGGTATCGGATATTCATTTCCCCCGCCATGATCCAAGAAAAGTAGAACTGTTCATGAAGGTTATCAAATGGTTTAAGCCTGATGCAGTTGACCTACTTGGAGATATTGATGATGCAGATTCAACATCTCGTTGGGCTGCAGAATATCCAGCAGAATTTTCTATTCCAGTATCTGATGGTGGAGTAACAGGAACAAGAGATTTTCTTGCAGATCTTCGCAAAGCAACGGGTACAGAAACAGATATTCATTTCCACGACGGTAATCATGGCTGGACAAGACATGGTGATTACCTTGCAAAGAAGGCTCCAGCATTCCTAGAATTCATTACACCCGATTCACTCTATGAATATAAAAAGCATGGCATTAACTGGCACGAATATAACGAGCCACCTGTTAAACGCTTTGGTGATATGTATGGTCATCATGGTGAGTCCATTTCCAAACACTCTGGAGAGTCTGTACGTAATGATGTAAACAACTGGGGAGTATCCCTAGTACGTGGACATTCCCATCGCATGGGTGCTTATTATCAAACATACAATATCACGGGACAAGAGTTGCGTGGATATGAAATAGGTCATCTATGTGATGAGGACAAGATGGATTATTCCATCCAAAAGAATTGGCAAGCAGGATTTGCAGTGGCACATGTTGTCAATGATTATCCACATATGCAGCTAATTCAAATAACAAAAGACTACACTTGTGTAGTTGACGGTAAAATTTTTACCGCATAACCTAAAGGAGAAAACGTGGCTAAGTTCACACAATCAGAAAAGGCTCTAGTAGAGCATTATGTATATGCAACCGTAGCGTCTGCAGCAATCATTTGGGAGCGTGGTGGCACTGCTAACCATAACCTAAAGCATGTTTTGTTTGCAGCGATCTTTGGTGTAATTGGTCCAGTTCTTGCAAAGATTAACCCTAAGGGTGTCGTTGCTGATCTAACCAAGAAGGAACATCTTTCAGCACCAGAAACATCTGTTCTTGATTCAGTAGCAACTACAGCGGTTGCAGATGCATCAGCAGCACTTGCAAAGGCAGCAAAGTAAAATATAGATAAAACTTAATAATGATTACTTGCAAAAAATGCGACGGTAGGGTTTTTGTAGATAGAATTTATTCTCAAAATTTAAGAATAGAGCTCTACTGCCTCATGTGTGGCAAAAGGTGGATGGTTAAGAGAGACACAAGGTTTGGTGCATGGATAGCAAAAAAGGAAGATCAGTTTCAAAAAAACCTGAACGGTATTTTTACTTAAATAGTAAACTACATAAGGTTTTGAGACGATCTCGTGCAGAAGATCTTTTAGTTGCTTGGGACTATCAATTGGGTAAGCGTGTTGCTTATAGTTTGACTGATGTCAATAAAAATAAACAACACGCCTATCCTATATCAAAAGTAGTTAAAATTATTGGTAAACATGAAGATACTATCAAAATGCATATGTATCGTGGAGATTTAAAATTTCCACAAAGATCATATTCACTTAATGGAAATAAAACTCCAGGAAAATATTTTTGGAGCGAAGATGATGTTAGAGAGATGCATGATTTTTTTAAAACAGTTCATAGAGGTAGGCCTAGAATTGACGGCGGTATTACACCTGGTGATATGCCATCAAGAGCCGAATTAGAAGCTATAATGAAACAAGAAAACATTTTATATATTAAAAATAATGATGGGGATTTTGTCCCAGTTTGGAAACAACCTGAATGGTAAATGATAAGCAAAATAAAAAAGCATCACATGTTTTAAATCAAGCATTAAAAGTATTAGAATTTACAATGGAATTAGCGGTAGAAAAAGGTGATATTGATGCTATGATAGGAATATCAGATCGTTTAATGGTTTTATATCAACATTTATCAGAAGGAAATATAAAGAAGTTTAAGCCAGGATTTGCTTTAGCTACTAATGATAGGGTAGAATTAGAAGATGAATCAGACTAACGTAAAAGTAGAATTGCAATTTACAAGAAATCTTGGCAACTATGAAAGCTTAAAAGTTTCTATTGGTGTTGAAGATTTTAAAAGAGACCATGAAACAGTTGACGAAGCTACCAATAGGGTATATACTTTTGTTGAAGGAAAAATTATGGAAAAGGTTAATGAGATTGAGTTAGAACTAAAAGGTAAGAAATGACAAAAGATGAAGCAAAGCTAGCATATGGGCTAGTTGGACTTTATTGTACTTTATATAAAAAAAATTATGGTAAAACTCCTGTTGTAAATAGATATCGTGAAAAATGGGCTATGCAAGATGTAATTGATAGTATAGGGTATGACAGGGCAAAAACTTTATTAGAGTATTATTTTCAAGTTGGTAAGCCACCACATGGCATACAATGGTTTTTTTATAATTTTGAAAAACTAGATTTTAATTTACAGCAACAAGAACAAGATAAAACTCGAAGAGAATTAATTAGGTCACGCACTAAGTCTATGGTTGAAGAAAGAGATAATGAATACAGAGTCAGCAGTAATAACAGCGATTTGTCAGAATAAGGATATTTCAACAGTCCTATCTGGAAATGTTGATGAAGTTTTTACATCTCACAGGGATGTTTGGGAAGGCCTTAAATCTTATTATTTAAAATTTAAAGCTGTTCCAGATATTTCAGTTCTTACTGAAAAGTTTAAAGATTTTGAGCCAGTTAAGGTAAAAGGTGAAACGGCATACTATCTTGACCAATTAAAGAATGAATATCTTGCTTCACGTTTAAGAAATCTACTTTTGACATCAGGTGCTAGCCTTAAAACAGAAGCATCAAGTAGGGTTATTGCTCAAATGCAAGCAGAGCTAGGCTCGCTTGGAAAATTAACCTCAAATGTAAGAGATGTTGATTTGACTGATTATAAAGAAGCTGAAAAACATTTTCAGGCTATAAAAGATCGTTCTGATATTATGGGTGGAAGTCCAGGAATTAAAACTGGCTTCAAGGCTATTGATTATGCTTATCCGACAGGAATGGCTCCAGGACATCTTATAGTTATGATTGGTTGGCCAGGTAAGGGTAAGACATGGTTCTCTTCTTATTTGGCTTGTAAAGCTTGGGAACAAGGCTTTAAGCCTATGATTGTATCTCTTGAAATGACACCAGAAAATATGCGTGATCGTATTTATACAATGATGGGGTCGGGACTGTTTAAGGCTTCAGACTTTGCTAGAGGAGATGTTAATATTGATCAGTTTGATGACTGGGGTTTAAAAAAGTTTACAGATAAAAATCAATTTATTCTAGTTTCAAATGAAGGTTTGGGAGAAGTTACTCCAAATGTTATTCAAGGAAAGATTGACCAGTATAAGCCTGATATTGTAATTTTAGATTACCATCAGTTGTTTGCTGATAATCAAAATTCAAAAGGTCCAACTGAAAGAAATATGAATATTTCAAAATCATTCAAAAAGCTAGCAATGTCTAATAATATTCCGATTATTGATATTACTGCTGCAACTGCAGAAGAGGTTGCAGATCATGATTCTCCCCCAATGTTAAGTCAGGTTGCTTGGTCAAAAGCAATTGAATATGATGCTGATATGGCTATTGCAGTTCATAAAAATCCTGATTCTAATATAATGGAGATTGTAAGTAGAAAAAACCGTCATGGTACAGAATTTGGGATGTATCTTGATTGGGATTTAAATAGAGGTATTGTTAAAGAAGTTTATGATATACCTGTGGGGTAATTTATGTAATCATTCTTTAACTTGATATAATTATCAAGAAAGATTGGTGATCATGTACCCAAGAAAAATACATGACTTCTGGATGAATGGGATTATCAAAGATGATTCTATCTTTCAGAGCTCAAGGGA